AAGAACGTCGAACAGAAGAAGCAGTTCGAGGCTCGACCTCTGGACGCGAACAACCAGCAGGTCAGAGGCTTGATCGTATCGGTGACAGCGACGTTGAGCGTCGACGGCAGGGACGTGACACTAAAGAAGGAAGAGCACGAGCGGATCGTTAAGGACCAAATCAAAGGTTACACTCGGCGGTACTTCGTCGACGAAGTCCCGAAGTCCGAGGGCGAGTACAAGCAGTACGTTGAATCACTCGTACGAGAAGACACTGCCAGAATACTCACAGACCTCAAGTGGTTCTGCGAAGGTATGCACTGGTCTGAGAGGCGAGCGGTTCTGAACGAGATGATCCGCGACAAAGTGGGGATGCCGCAGGGCTTCGACGACTTGATCGACCGGCTCAAAGGTCGCAGCGTCGAGGACTACAGAAAAGTTCTTGCGAACCAACGCAAGCTGATCGAAGAGAGACGCAATCAGATACCAGTCAGAATGAACGAGGTCAAGCGTCGCTTCGAGTCGTCTCAGGTAGACGACGAAGATGACCGGGGCGTGTTGCTAGAGGCTCGCGACCTCGAACGCAAGGCGATGGACGACCTCGTCAAGAAGCGAGCGGAGCTGGTCAAGTCCGAACAGAGTCGCGGCAGTCTCATCGCGAAACGTGAGGCTGTCGAGTTGAGCCGACACCGGCGAGAGATGGAGCTATGCTCGAAAGCCATCGAAGCGTTCAATGCAGACAAGGACGCATTGAGAATGGCAATGGCGAAGGAACAGACAGAACTGGTTCAGCTCGGCCAAGACGCTACGAGAGCTTCTCTTGAAGTGAACTCACTCGTCAACAATGTCAGGTATTTGCAGTCTGATCTGGATAAGGCAAGACAGCGGTGGAAGACTGTCAGTGAGACATCACTCGTCACTCAGTGCTACAACTGCAAACAGGAATTGCCAGAGTCGATGCTCGAAGCAAACAAGCAAGGCAGAGCCAAGAGTCTCGCCGAGGCTGAGAACTCTGCACGCGAGCTGAAGGCTAAAGTAGTCGCAGCGAAAGCTGAAGTAGAGAAGGCAAAAGAGGCCAAAGACACGCTAGACTCAGAGCTGCTTCAACGAAAGACTGAGCACGTCGAGAACGAGACTAGATGGAGACGCGAGTTGCAGGAGATCGACGCTCGCATAGCTAACGCGATGAAGCCTGACTTTACGACTGACGACGAGTGGGCAGGTTTGACCGATGAAATTGATAAGCTAAAGGCTCAGATCGGTCCGTCTATCCATGAGCAGATCGAACAGATCGAGCGTGACGCAAGGAAGGCTCAGGAAGAAGGCTGGCGGCTCGACAAGCTGCTCAGCTCCTACGACGAACGGCAGAAAGACAAGGCACGCCTGGAAGAACTTCAGACTGAACTACAGACGGCGGCTCAAGAGGTCGCCAACATCGACCGAGAACTCGACGAGCTTGCGGCGTACAAGGTTCAGGAGTCACTCGACATCGAGGCTGCTGCGAACGATCTGTTCGACGGTATCGAGTGGAAACTGTTCGACTATCGTTTCAACGGCGAGACCGACGACCAGAGATGCGACGCCACGTGTCACGGCGTGCCGTTTTCAGACCTCAGCACCGGCGAACAGATCAGATGTGGGGCGGCAGTAGTCAAGGCACTGAGCAAGCACTACGACTGCCGGATGCCTCTGTTTATCGACCATGCAGAGTCAGTGACGTTGCCGATAGACGCTGACACCCAGATCATACTGTTGCAGTTCGACGACACGCTCAAAGAGCTGACGGTCACTCGGTTAAAATAAGAAGACATTACAAACAGAAAGGACACAGACATGGCAAAGAAACAGGAACAGAACCTGCCGGTACTCTCACCACCCAGACTCCCGTACCACCCGGCAGTGGAGGATAGGTTCGGCATAGACAAGAGCGGCTGGAAGGCTCTAGTTGAGGCGATCTTTCCGAACGCTCAGGCGGCGGAGTCGGTCATACTGGCACTGAGCTACTGCAAGGCACGCAATCTCGACCCGTTCAAACGCTGCATCCATATCGTGCCAGTATGGGACAAGAAAAAGGGTAGATATGTTGATACGATCTGGCCCGGCATCGGCGAACTGAGAACGACTGCTCATAGAACGAAGAGCTACGCTGGACGGGACAAGACGGAGTTCGGCCCGATGATAGAACAGACGTGGGACGTCACTATCTGGAAGGACAAGAAGAAGGTAGGTACCGAGCAAGTGAGTGTCAAGTTTCCAGAGTGGGCACAAGTGACTGTCTACCGGACGATAGATGGTCATCGCTCTGCGTTCGCAGGGCCGATGTGCTACTGGCTCGAATCGTATTCGTCCACAAAGGACGGTGCGCCGAACGCCATGTGGCAGAAGCGTCCCATCGGCCAGATCGACAAGTGCGCCGAGGCTGCTGCGCTGCGCGTGGCGTTCCCAGAAGAAGTAGGAAACGACTACATCGACGCCGAGGCTCATCTTCAGGACAGTCACCCTCCCGTTGATTTCGATGACGCAGTTGAGGCTGCCGAGAACAAGATCGACGAGACTATGGGCACAAAACAGATCGAGTCCGCAGACGTCACCGGCGAGACACCAGAAGAAGAGCCACCCGCTGAGACTGAGACGCAGTGGCGATGCTCCCACTACAACCGCTCCGCCCGAAGAGAAGAGGGGCAAGCTGCAATGCCCGAAGTGCCTGAAGCTCACGATGGAGCCCGTCGCTGAAGAAGACTTCATGGAGGACTGACGATGAAGTTCATACCATACTACAGCAGCAGCGAGGGCAACCTATATGTTGTCGAGCATGGCGGCAAGAGACTCGTGATCGACCCCGGCGTCAGGTGGAAAGAGCTACGAAAAGCGTTAGATTCCCGACTCGATAACATCGTCGGCTGTCTTGTGAGTCACGAACACAAAGACCACTCCGTATCAGCGTCACACCTTCACGATAGGGGCATCACTGTCTACGCGTGCCAAGACACGCTCAATGCGCTCGGTCTCGCCGGCTGCGTCATGGCAGAGACGGTACGGCAGTTCGAGGGCTTCGACGTCGGGCCGTTTCACGTGTTCCCGTTCCCGGTCGAGCACGACGTGCCGAACATCGGCTTCATCATCTCGCACGGCAAAGAGCACATCTTCTTCGCCATCGACTGTTCAAACATTGAGCACGAGTTCGCACTCCAGTACACCGAGATCGCCATCGGGTGTTCTTATGATTACGAGCTGCTCACGCGACGAGTCACAGACGGTACACTCAACGAAGCTCTCGCACGACGACTGCTCAAGGCTCACATGGCGATCACGTCAGTAACGAAATATATCACCGAGAAGTGCTGCCTTGATAGGCTTGAGACGGTGACACTGCTACACATGAGTGCGGACAACATCGTCAAAGATCGTACATGCCAGCAACTACGCGAAGCCATCAGGGAGAAGTGTCATTGTCATGCTGTGGTGACATCGGCTCCGAGGCGACCGCGAAGTTAGGAGTTCGTGGGAGTTGGGCACGGAGGCCCTTTGAGAATAGAGTGCTGGCGGCGGCGTGTGTGAAACGCAGGGTCCAAAGGCCACGGACAACATCGCATAGATCGTGCCATTACCCTAGCTGTTTTATGGCCTACGCATAAGTTAGAGCGACAGATAAATTGTCTCTCGCAAGTACCCAGTAGGGCTAGAGCGATGTAGCAGGTAGCGGGTAAAGCCAATTCTGCCCGCCAGCACTTTTGACAACAACGCTCGATGAAAGGAGATACAATGACACGCAAACGAAAACCGCTACTGCCTCAGATCGGCAAGCAATACGATCACTGGCAGTTCTCGCCGAAGCTCAGGAACTTTCTGATGCGCCGTCACGTCACTATATAAGGAGATCGTTATGAAGTATCGTTGGATTCGTCAATTAGAAGGTATGCCCTACGTGTCGGCTGACGTCGTCGGGCCTGAGCTGAGAAAGCTCGAAGAGCAGAACGGCGGCACGCTGCTGCCGTCGACAGTCGTCAGAGCAGCCAGACCGAAGAAGAGCAAGCTGCACCAGTGCTTCGAGTGGAGCGACAAGAAAGCCGCTGAGGCGTTTCGGCAACGGCAGGCACGTGAGATACTGCGGAAGATCGCCGTCGAGTATGAAGAGCAAGAAGGCGAGCCGAAGACGATACGAGCCTTCGTCTCGATCAAGAGCGAAGACGGCGGTCGATACTATTGCCAGACCAGAAGGCTACGTGACGACGCAGAGTTGCACGCGAACGTCATGGCGCAGATACTTCAGGAGCTGCTCGCGATCAAGGCGAAGTATGCCATCTATAAAATCGAGACTTTACAGGCGATCTGGGACGCCATCGACGAAGCGGTGTTGCAGTGAGAATGTTGGGATCCGTCCTGTTCTGTTCTGTTAGGATAGGTTAGGCTTTGTTGGGTTGTGTTAAGTCCGTTGCGTTGAGTCCCGTTGAGTTGGGTTCAGTTTTGTTATGTTGTGTTCCGTTCCGTTCCGTTGAGTCCGTTCCGTTGAGTCTCGTCCGTCTTGTTTTGTTCTATTGGGTTTGTTGGGTTAGGTCACGTTGAGTTCCGAATGAAGTGATTGAAGTCACGATAGTGGGTGACACCCCATTGAAGGTCCATCGTATCGGCAAGAAGTACCAGCAGGAATTGGACGACAAGGACCACGGCAAGCCGAAGAAGAAGAACGTCGAGCGTGACTACGACTATGAGTTCCGAGACAGCCTGTACATCATCGACAAGAATGGGTGCCAGATAGATGGGCCAGTCCCAGAAAAACTGACTCCAAAGATGCAGTTCGGTTTTCCAAGCAGTTCGATTAAGAAGGCAATGGTCTACTCTGCACGACAGTTCGGCAAGGACGTGAAGATGTCTGAGCTGAAGGGTCGCTTCTTCGTCAACCAGTTCAGCCCATTCTTCGAGATCAAGGGCACTCCGAAGATCGACAAGTTCATGCGACGTATCGGTGGATCGGGACCGGGCACCGGCACGCCCGACAATGGCATCAGAGCAAGCTTTGACGTTTGGTCTGCGACACTTGAGATACGCTTCCTCAAGAATCTCATCACCGCAGAGAGCGTACTGAATCTGCTTAGCGTCGCAGGCTTCTCAGTCGGCATCGGCGAGGACCGCCCCGACAAGACAGGCGGCACCTGCGGCATGTGGCATATCAAGGGCCAGAAGTAGTGACATGATGCGTCTGTTGAGTTCTGTCATGTCACGTGAGGTTCGGTTTTTAGAAAGGAGAATATTATGGACAAGTTTCAACATACAGTAGTCGGGATGATTCTCTCACTCGCGACGATGGTACTCGCAACGTGGGGAGTGACATACTGCCAGCACGGTCCGTTGTGCTTCGTGTTGTTCGTCTGCGACCTGATAGGCGGTTGCGGACTCGGATGGTACGCCTTACAGATTGGAGCGGCGCCAAAACCTGAGCATTAGAGCATGACTGTCATGTTCGGCCAATATCAACTCCAAAGCACAAGGAGACACAGACATGAAAGTAAGACTGACGTTCACGGAGCCGTTGCTCGGCACCAGATCCGGCAACAAAGAGTTGGCGACTGAATACCAGATTGCCAAGCACCCAGACGTTAAGCTAGTCAAGGATGAGACAAGCAAGACGGTCGAAATGGAAAACACGGAAGCCGTACAGGACGAGATCGAAACGGTCGGAGAGATGATCGAGAAGGCGTCGACTCTGTTCGACCGGGACGAGAACGGCGTACCGTTTCGATGGGACTACCAGTTCAAAGGCTTTTTCAAAGAAGCTGCTCTGGCGATGATCGAGACGGATACGATTAAGAAGGAAGACCTGCGGAAACTTCGGCTGACGCTGTACACGTACAAGCGCACCATCGGCACGCAGATATTCGTCAAGCCGAGGAAAATTCTGCTGATGTCACCGACCGAACCTATTAGTTGCGAGCGACCGCTTCGCGGCCAGACGATGAGAGGCGAGAGAATAGCCCTCGCCAAATCTGAAGAGCTTCCCATCGGCACGACGTGCGAGTTCCAAGTCATCTGCCTGAACAAGAAGCTCGAACCGTTTGTAGCGCAATGGCTCACGTATGGCGAGCTGTTCGGCTGCGGTCAGTGGCGAAGCTCTGGTAAGGGCCGGTTCACGTGGGAGCAGTTAGCATAGGCGAAGCGGATCACTGCGAAGCGCCGCCAAGGCGAGGCGGATCTTTGCCTAGGCATCACTCAGCGACGCAACGGGCAAGGCGTGGCAGTTCTCAGCTCTGGCGCAGCCCCTCACGGCAATGGTCGTGCAATTCATGGCTCAGGCGAAGCGCAGGCAATGCGAATCAGGGCAAAAGCATGGCGTGGCTGAGCGCGAGCAATACTGAGCAGCGCATAGGCAACGCTCAACAAGGCACTGGCAGCACAGGGCGACACTCGGCATAGGCGTAGCTGATCAGGGCTTTGGCAACGCGAGTCAGGGCGAAGGCGATGTGCAGCAAAGCACCGGTAAGGCAACGCCGAGCTTGGCTCAGGCTCTGTGGACAACGAAGCAAAGGCGGAGCGGGGCGCGTCTGGGCGATGGCGAAGCAGCGCGGAGCGCAGCGAAGGCGTGGCTCAGCCGCGCACCGGCCATGCTAGGCAGAGCCAGTCAGAGCACTGGCGAGGCGCGGCCAGACAACGCGAGGGCATAGTACAGCAGAGCTTACCAGTGCTTTGGCATAGCGCAGCTAGGCGGTGGCGAGGCGAGGCTTGGCGTTCCACGGGCAAAGCCGCGCAAGGCAAGACAAAGGCATAGCTCCGCTATACGTCGCATAGGCGACGCGATGCCCATCGCCGCGTCGGCATGCCGTAAGCGACACTTCATGGATGATCGAGTATCGGCCACGGAGGGCCGGGTCGCTTTTTTTGATATACAGAAAGGAACAGGCATGGGTAAGATGGAACAAGATGTATTCGTAGGCGACACCGGTGATATATGTGAGGCTGCCTGCGAACGCTACATTCTGGTGAACATGAAACTCTGGAAAACAATATATAATAAGAGCTTGGGCGACGATCTTGGAGGCTTCGATCTGTTTATGTGCGGTGTTCATGCTGGCATTTTCAAAACGTTCGTCGACTCGGCGACCGGAGCCATTCATATCAAGGACATAACAGGAGAGCAGAACGATGATACAGGATGAGATATATAAGAAGTTGAAAGATCCAATGAGTGAATTGGTTAAGCCACTCAGTATGCAGTGCAAGGTTCAGCTTGGCTTCAAATGCCAAGAGTGATAGAATGAACACGATTGAAAGGATAGTGTAATGACGCTCGTATTCTATAACCATCGCGTTCATAAGCCAGCAACGTATGTCCCTGTGCCGCGGAAGATAGCCAGACGTATTACGATGTTGCCGAAACTGGCAAACAAGAAAGGAAAGTGACATGAAACGAAGGAATGTAACAGACGACGTGATAGCAATACTGATAACACTATTGTTAGGGGCGGCAGCGGCGTTGTTCGCGTACTATACGGCACGAACAACACGCGGTGACGGCGTGCGGCCAGTTGAAGTCAACGTACCATTCGCGTATGACGTGAATGTATGCGATGGCGAGATCGTGGCATGGGCTTATTCTGAGCCTAATGTTGCGATCTACTATTCGTGTTGGTTCTTCACGAAGTCTGGACGGACGGCGAACCCATTGATAGTGCAGGTCGATCATACACAGATGCCTGTGCCGCTGAGTCTGCTGTATCACGGACGAACGAAGCTCGATCCGAACGACCCAAACGGGCCGGGATGGGTCCACGAGTGGACTGTTGGATATGTCCCGATGTATACAGGCGTTCACGCCCTGAACATCACGGCTACGTATGGGCCGAAGAACTCAGACAAGAAAGCATTCTTGCAGAAGCCCGGCCCGAACGAGCAGGACACGAGGACAGTACTGTATGACGTCGTTCTCGGTGACGCACCGTTTCTGATGAACGGCAACAACCCAACAGAGATTGCCTTGAAACAGAAGCAACAGACCTTCCAGTACGCCATGAAACAGAAGTCCCTGTACTTCGGAGTCAACCAGCCGGTGATGAGGTGACACGATGAACAAGACAATACTATTCTGGCTCACGATGTCAGTGCTCGTCACGACGATATTCCTGTGCGGAATAGCGTCTGCTGTTGGTACTGGTATTTGGCTCGGACGGATGCTGTCGGAACTACTGAAGGCGGTGTCGAGGTGACAATGACCGAGGCGTCATCCACTGGCGAGGTCTGTTTTACAAGGGACGTGATGGAGACGAAGTGACATGTCCGATCTGCCGTTATTACATGAACAGATGCGGCATTCTTCTGAAAGACGAAATATGAGACGACGATTCAAACGCAAGTCATCGCCGGACACCCCCAAGAAGAAGGCATGGCGATGGATGAGCAGGGCAGTCAGGCTTGAAGCCGTACTCTATGCTCAGCAGCACTACGGCGTCATGTACGGTGATCACATCGGCAGATGTTTCACGTGCGGAATGATGGTGGACATCACCAAGAAGGGCGGCGGTCAGGCGGGTCACTGGCGACCGAGAAGCAAGGGTGGCGGCTCTGGCACGTACTTCGACGAGCGAAACGTCAAATTACAATGTGCCAAGTGCAACGCATGGGAGCAAGGTATGCCAGACGAGTTCGAGGCTGGTCTTCTGAAACTGTACGGGAAAAAGGTCGTCGACGAACTGAGACTACTGCACAAGCTGCCGTCACCGTACAAGGCAACAGACTACATAGGACTCGCTCTGCACTGGAAGCATATCACATACAACCTGCTCAAGCAGACTGGCGTTCGCAAGTGGTGGAAGAAGGACTGAGTGACATGGAAACGACAACATTCAAGCAGCGAGTCGGTCAATGCTATCGGCTCGCCGGGAGCTACGTGATAGATCACGGCGGCACGTTGGTTCACGGCACGATCAACGGACGGAAGTGGGGTCTAGCAGACCTCGACAATCCTCATGCGTGGGTCGAACTCGAAGACGGCATGATCTTCGATGCCGTCTTGGGCAGTATGTTCGATGCTGATAGCTACTACGTCGTCTTTCAGGCGACGCCGCTCAAGCGATACACGAGTGACCGAGTGCGTGAGCTAACACTTGAAACGGAGCACTGGGGTCCGTGGAAAGAAGAGGTGCAGGATGAGTGCGGAGTTCATCACGAGACGACAGACAGAGCGGGCTGAGGCGATGCTCGACGAGCTGTGTGAGGTCGAGTCTGGACTGAGCGAGTGGGAGATCAGGTTCATCCAAGACCTTCTGGACTGGGACGGCAGGCTGACGGTCGATCAGTTCAAGAAGCTCGAAGAGGTCTATGGCCGACACTGTTGATAATGGCTCAAAAACAGCGTATGCCCGTAAAACGACCCAGATCGACGGCCAGACAGCGTGTCCGACGCTGGAATTGGCCTTGAATGAAGCAGAGCAAACGTATAAATGGGACCGTCAGCAGCGCAATAAGCCCAAGAGGGCCCGAAGAAAGAGCTGACGGCCCCTAAGACCGAGACCACACTTGACGTATGTGCCCCCTTGGTACGCGCTCGCAATTCGTCAGCAGCTCACCGTACAGCAACTCAAAACCGTAAGCAGCCAAGTCTTCGTTGATCAGAACCTTGTGTCTGGAGTATTCCTCACTGGTAAAGCGGAAGCTCTTGCCGTGCATGCTCAGGTCGAGAACCTTGACCCGGCCTATGATGTCACGACTTGCCTTGAAGATTCGGAATTCCTCACCCTCACAATTCAACAGCAGCATTTCCGGCTCGCCGTGTGCCCTACAAAATGCGGCAAAGCTCGTTGTCTGAACGATGACCGAACGGGCAGTTTCCTTGTTGTCAGCCAGTGCCTCAGCACATGCAGCCTGCGTCACTTCGCCGTCTTGCGTGTAGTATGTCAGGCGGTACGCGTCCACCTTGTCACTGATAGCTAATTCATGCACGTGGTAATTTTGTAGCCTGTACCTCTGCACGGCCAGCCTGAGCGCCGCGCAGTTGGCGGGGTGCGGCTCTATGCCGCGCACGGTGACCTTGCGAAACATGGTTGCCAAAGCGAGTGACGTGCCGCCGGTGTAGGCCCCGACGTCGTATATCGAGCGCACTCCAAGACGCTTGATCTGAGCTGCGAGCAGCGTGCGAATGTAGGGATATTGGTCAACGCTCACTTTTGAGCCTCCACGTAAATGCTGTCTTTCGCGTACCGTTTGAAGTCCAGCCCCAAGAACTCCTTGCTGGCTTTGCCATACTTCACCAGCTTTGCGTCTGAGAACCCGGCACGCCCTAGATAGTACATCAGCGTCTCGGCGTCGAAGGCTGTGTTGTGTCCGCTGCGCCCGCCGCCTTTGGCTCTGCTCACCCACCACAGCATGTAATGGCCCAGCGCGGTAGGTGGGTAGTTGTGCTTGGCAACGGCTTTGCCCTGCTGGGCCGTTAGCCAATCCATGTCGCCCATCATGTAACGCTGCGTTGGTATGCGTATATCCGGCACTACTACGCGCACCTTGCCGCCCGGCACCAGCGACCGCACCATTTCGCTGAGTACCCACGGCACAAGGTCTGGGTGTACGTGCTCAAGCGTGTGGCTGCAATAGACGTTATCTACGCTGTCATTCGCAAACGGTAACGGCTTGCCGCTGTTCAGGTCGAACACGTATTCCGGCCTGCCAGCGATGTCAAGAACCTGCCATCGCTTGCGCGTCACCGGGTGTATCTTGTCCCAGTTCTTCCAGCCGCCTATATTTACGTTCATTGTATGTCTCCAATAATTCCGGTGTGCCTATACTCCACACGTCATTGACCACAAAGGGCAGTATGATCTTGCCCTCAGTGATGAGGTAATTGTACGTTGGCGCAAGGTAGAACTCACCTCTGAACCTGTCGTCCGCTTGAATCATTCGCTCGGCAGCCCGCACGAAGTCACTGCCGCGTCTCCACCAATAAACGCCAACGGTTGCAAGGTTGCTGATGACTTGCTTCTCGGCAACCTCGTTGATTTCACCGCCCGGCCCCAGCCCAACATAGCTCCAGTACGGTTCATTCTTGATACAGCAGAGGATTCCAGCGTCAGCCGTGCGACGCCAGTAGGCTAACGCGTTGTCCATGTAGCGCGGCTGGAATACTAACTGGTCGCAGTTGGCCACCAGTAACTCAGCGTCCGTATCAATCAGGTCTTTGGCCGTCAGTATGGTGCAGGCCGCACCTTCGGTTTCCCCGGTGACTAATACGTGGGCATACGCGTTCCGCAGTATCTCGGCTTCCATGTCGCTGCGGCATATGATCGTCCAACCACCGCTGCCCTGCCACTTCAGATTGACCATGACGCGCCTGTACATTGGTATGCCGTCAACCAGTATCATGGGTTTCGGCACTGTGTACCCGGCTTGCTTAAAGCGGGTACCGCTACCCGCCATCGGCATTATCAGATTCATTGAGTGACTCCTTTATGATTTGCACGTAATCGCTACACACACCCAAGCAGTTGATCGGCAGGGTTGTCAGTTGCGCGTCTACTACGATTGAGCCCGGCCCCGCAGGCTCAAAGCCCCAGATGGTGCCGTTGCTGGTCAGGGTGAATCGGTCGCCTGCGTGCCAGAAACAGTTTGCACCAGATCGCCTGAGCACCATAAGCGCTGGCATATTCTTGCAGTGCAGCCACAACGGATTGTTGCGTAACCATTGCAGGTCAACCGGGTATTGCGGCTCGTCGTGGCCCAGCATGAAACGCCCTAAGAACCACACGTCAACTTCTGCATGGTACCCGGCGTTCAGCACCTCAGCGACATAGTCGGGCCGGTTTTCCTGTGATGGATTAGGCCCGGCCACGTTGCCCCTGTGTGCTATCAATACTGTCATCGGTCTTTCCACCTGTATAGATTCCATTCACTACTGGCCCAACCCCAGAAGTCAACAATGTCACGTGGCTCCCCAATCTGCCGCCTGACACGTGCGCTGAGCGCCTTGTGCGGGTTGTTGGAGCTCTGCATAAACCAATAGTCAGGCTGGGCACATATAAGCTTACGAATGGTAGTGAGCGAGCCCGCCACGAATACGTCGTGCAGCCAACGCCGCTTGATGGAAAAGTCGCCTTCAGCTTTGCTGCCAAGGTGCGCAAGGGTCAAGTGATTCTCCAGCATTGGCAGCGGCAACTGCTGCATAAGCAACAGGTCGAATCGCGACAGTACCACGTAGTCATACGCGCCGCGTATCAATTTGAAGCATTCCCGCCTGCTATACCACTGGCTCCGCAGGCAGAACCGTGGCCCCGGCTGGCCGAAGTCAATCTGCGGCTCAAACATGGCCGCCTTGGGCAAATAGGCCGCACACAAGCCACATGCCCGGTCGACAGTCCAACTGTGAATATAAACGTCAGCTTCGTAGGGCTGTATGAAATATTCATCCCACGCTCTTGCGCACTCAACGTAATTGATAAGCTCGCCCTTGCCGTTCTTGCCGCCCATGCCGCCCACGATTCCGGCCAAGCATAATGCTACTCGCTGTGGCATATTTCACCGTCCGTTTCGGTTATGCGTTCTAGTAGATACTTGTGATATTTGCGGTGCAGGCATCGTGTGATACGATGCGTGCGTTTCAGCTTGTCAATGCAGCGCTCAGTATCATCCTCAGTGAAGTCGTTGCCGGGCAGCCAGTGGTGGAACTGCACGAAAATCATTCGACACTTGGCCAGTACGTCGCTGGGTGTGCCGTCCAGTATTTCGTATTCGCTGCCTTCGCAGTTCAGCAAGAGCTTGCTCAGCTTGTCGTGCAAGACGATCATCTTAGCTATTGCGCCCGTCAAACTTACCACGTTTACAGGACAACAGCCGGGTGCGGATGACTCAACGATGCGCCCTTTTGTCCCGGCTCCGGTCAGATAGGCGGTGCGATCATCAGCGCCAACGGCAGATAAACTGATACGTAACCAAGACATATCAACTGCCGCAAGTCTATAGTCCGTTGCGGCTCTGACATTTGGTTCGTAGGCATATACGGCCAATGGCTCGCTTTTGTGAAGATCACTCAAGTCACTAGCTCGCAGAAAGCCCACGCTGATCGCGGTGTCACCGGCTTCAAACGGCACGCCCTGTATCTTGGTCATAGGTATCTCCTGAGCTTGTTGCGAGCAAGTATCTCAGAGCCGTACACCGTCCATTGGCCGGTGCCTAAGCCCCTTTCAATGCTCCGGCAGTGCTTGACTATGCTAGTTGCGCCGGGCAACTCAATGCTGGCGGCCTGGTCGGATCCGTACATTGCCCGGTCAAGTGTCAGGTGAAACTCGATCATCTCTGCCCCGAGTGCAGCCGCCGCAACGCAGAATGTTATGCCGGGACTGTGGTTCGAGAAGCCGATCTTGAATCGCTTGAAGTCAGGGTCTTGCTTCAGCTCGGTAATAAACCGCAGGTTCATTTGCGCGGCAGGTGCAGGATAAGTGCTTGTACATGCCAGCACGTATTCCACAGCACTGCCTAGCACGTCGATGGCACGCATGACCTCCGGACGAGTGCTCATGCCAGTGCTGAGTATGACGGGTCGGCGTAACAGCTTGACCGCTTCCAGCAGCTCCATATCAGTAATGCACGGGCTGGCAATCTTGACCCACGGTATGTCATAGTGGCTCAAGAATGTTGCCGAGTCTACGTCCCACGGCGAGGCGAACCACGGTGTGCCCATCAGGCGGCAGTAGTCGTCGATCTCGTCGTATTCTTCCTTGTCAAACTCAAGGCCGAGCTTCTGTGCGCGGTTGGTAGTACCCCACGGTGACTCGCGGGGCTTGTCGAGTTCCTCCTGCGTGTATACCGTATCAATCGTTCTCTTTTGAAACTTGACCGCATCGCACCCGGCCAGCTTCGCGGCGCTGATGAGTTGCTGGGCCGTATTGATGTCGCCGTTATGGTTGATTCCTATCTCTGCTACTATTACCATTTTACATTCCTCTCGGGATACCCCAATAGTCACAAAGCTTACAGACCGGCAGGTGTATTCTGCTGCCGTTCAGGTGCCATTGTATTCTGACTTGGCGCTTCGGGCCGTTCCAAATTTCCGCAAGTGTTTCATCATGAATGTCACCTATTACCCCTTCAGCAGCCGGGTCGAATCGCACGCACGGAAACACCCTACCATAGCGGTCTATCGTAAGGTGGTGGAGCAGGTCAAGGCACACGCCCGTCTCGGGTAGCGTAACTGGAGCCTCGTAATCGAAGCTGCCCATCGGCGAATGGAGTATCCGTTTTGCTACCAGACCCATCTCAGCATAAGGCCCGGTGTCGACTGTGCCCAAGCAGCGGAACACGACCAGCGGCTTGCGGTCACCCTTCAAGGCCATGAAACGCCTTATGATATCAAGCTGTTCATTGGCTTGCTGGTCGTCCTGAATGATTGAAATTGCCATCGTGTCAAGGTTGCCGATTATGTCGTCGGCACGCTCCATCAACAGCAGGCCGTTGGTGTTGAACGATGTCAGCCGATGTGTACCAAGCAGCATGATCGCAGCTTTCAAAGATTCGTACAGCAGCGGCTCGCCGTTGTTGTGCAGTTGTACGGTAATACCATAGGGCAGTTGCTCGTGGATTTTCTCGACAAGCTCCCACGCCATGTCGCCGTATGTCACATTATACTTGCGCGAATGTTCGATCTTGCGTCGTCCGCACATCCAGCAGCTTTTGTTACACCGGCTGGTGAGTTCGATATTCACATTGCATAAACCGTTCATCATGTCACTGTCCAGCCTCCGTCAACGAGCACCGCCTGCCCGGTCATAAATTTCGTCGTCGCCAGCATGATGAGTGGTCCCGCCAAGTCCTCAGGGGTGCCGGTACGTCCAACCACCGTTCGTCTTCGCAGTTCGTCAATGAATGGCTGATGGTCGGCTGATACCTTGTTCGCGTCAGGAAACGGACCGGGACACAGCGCGTTGACTACGATCCCGTAAGACCCAAGGAATGACGCAGCGTATCGCGTGAAGCCAAGCAGACCAGCCTTCATCGTGCTGTACGTCACCGGGTTGAGATATGCCTTGTCAACCTCGTACAGCGCCGGGTCTGGTGCGACCACGCTGTACATAGAGCCTATGTTGATGATTGAGCCGCTGCGACGCGCTTTCATTTCACGGCCTACGATCTGCGTTGCGGCGATGGTCCAACTAAATGCCTTAAAGGCGGCGTCCCAAGTGTCGTCAGTACAGTTAAGTATCCTCCCACCCGACCAGTTAAACCCCGTCATTTCAGTCATGTCATAGGCGTTGTTGATAAGAACGTCGATGTCGTTAAGCGACACCGCCCTGTGCAGCGCCTTGAGGTATTCGTTGCGGTTGGCGTTGTCGCAGATATAAACGTCGGCCCCACGGTCTAGTTTCAACACATGCCGCAATACTTTTTCCGTTCGACTGAATACAACCAGCCTGCACCCGCAGTCATGGAATATGTCGACCATGTGCCTACCAAGGTATCCGCTGGCTCCGGTAATGAGCACCGTCTTGTCTTTCAGTTGAAATATATCAGTCAACATCATACTTGCTCGCGATCAGCCTTCTTACATTGGCCAAGTCATGCTTCGTGTCAATTTGCAAGCTCCGCCAGAACGGTACCCGGTGCATGCTGACCTTACCACCTATACGGCATCGGCGCTGACGGAACATCTCAGTACGGAAGATGTAAAAGCCACCGCTCTCTACAATGGCAGTGACTCGTCGGCTTTGTCGCCTGCCCCGCTTGCGTGGGTCGTAGTTAAGCGGCTCGGGCCGCTTGGTATCTACTCTCCACAGTAACATGTCTGTGTGAGCAACCACGCTGAATACGCTGTCAAAGCCGCCGGTCAACAGAGTCTCTAATCCCGACTTTACGCTTTCGGCGGTCAGCATTGGGCTGGTACACTGCACCATGACTACAACATCGCAGTCAACCACCTTGATAAAGTGGTCGATGGCTTGTTCAGTCGTGGCGTAGTCGCCGGATATCTCATCTGGCCGATTGATGATCGCCGCCCCGTATTTGCTGGCGGTTGTGGCGATGTTGGGGTCGTCGGTGCTGACATACACAGCCGGTATGCCCGCCGCCTGCAACAGGAGCACTGAGTTGCCCACCAGCGGCAAGCCGCCCACCACCTGAAGATTCTTCCCCTTGATACCTTTTGAGCCGCCACGAGCGGGCACAAGGCCCACAATACGGACGTTTGCCCGGCGTTTACGGGCTATGCGAGACTTGACCTTGTTGGCAGCCGCTCGTGCCTTGCGTGTTGAGTTCTCAATGATCATATCGCAGCCGTGCCTCAATACCCTCATTGTACCTGCGCTCGACGTCCTGAATGATCTGCTTCTTGACGCCAACCTTGTGCTCTCTTTTGAAAGCTGACCGGCTCATGCGGTCGGGGTGTACCCGGTACACCGCGACATAGTCCTCGATATGTACTGGTATGTGGCCGAAGCGTATTACCCGCCGCCACATTTCATTGTCGCTTGAGAACCTGAGCGTGTCGTCGTACAGACCAAGCTGCTTGTGTAGCTCACGCCTCACCATCACCGATTGAGCGTGGACGAGCCGGTGGTGGTACCGTTTGTCCAAGTCCCAGCCCTCAAGCTTCAGGCGTTTGCGAAACATTCGCTTCCACTGACGTGACTCGTCACTGAGCCGCGTGCCGTTGAGCACCTGTACTTCACCGTGGCACCACAGCTTGTCGCTCGGTGCCAGTGCCTTGTAGCGCAGGGCCAGTGAATCGGGTGTCAGCATATCGTCGGCGTCGATCATAATGATGTAATTGCCGCGAGACTCGCGGATGCCGAGGTTCTTGGCATAGCTGTAACCGCGATTCTTGCGGCAATGGATGAGGTTTACCTTGCTAAAATACTCCCCGCCCAACACAGGTGCCATCGCTCTTTGCGGATCGTCCGTCGAGCAGTCGTCTACTATGATCCACTCCCAGCAGGGCCATGTCTGTGCGAGCACGCTCTTTGCCAAGTCCGGCAGATAGTGGGCGTAGTTATAGAGCGTCGTCACGATAGATATGAGTTCGTGCATACTCCCTCCATGAATCTTAAATACTCTGTTGCTACGTTGGCGATGTTGACGTGATCGTTGCGCACGACGGGCCGTTCCTTTGCACTCGCCAGTCTTATCATAGCATCAGCCACCATGTGCCTGTCAATCGCTGGCGGGTGGTACAGGTCGACTGGCTCGCAATCGTACGGTTCGTCGATAGCCAGCACTTCGCCCGCTCCGCTGGGGCCGACGATCTCCCAAGTACCTCCCACGTTGTTGCAGATCACAGGCACACCGGCGCACAGAGCCTCAACCACCGAGTTCGGGCAGGCGTCGAACCAGCACAGGTGAATCGACGCCGTGGCCGCCTTGAGTATGGGCATGAGCAGGTTCTGTGGCAGGCTGCCGACATATTCAATGTCTCGGTGAGCGAAGTAGTTACTGGCTTCACCTGCCGGAATGCCGCTCCTTGATCCGTCACCGGCTACAATGAGCATGCACTTTATGACGCCGTTTGCAATCAGGAATGATTCAATGATGTCACGTAATCGCTTGTGGGGCCGCCACTTGCTGAAAGCAATGAAGACGTGCTTGTGCTGGAAGCTGGCGGGCTTCACTTCGTCATAAACTGACGGAAGACTGCCGTTGAAGATTACCCTGCTCGGACACTTGGGCTCGCCAAGGTATTTGTTGCACATACGACGCGCAAAATTGCTTTGATAAATTACCCCATCGGCGTGCTTTATAGCGTCACGCATACCACGGTTCTTCTGCCGCCAGTTACGAGCGGTGTCGTGCCACACGCCGTCGAATCGGACGATCTTATACGTGCTATGCCAGTGCTTTATGCTTATCACGTTCAGGGATACGTCTGTCTTGCCTGATGACACCACGTTGACCTTGCGCTGACGGAGCTCGTCGGCGAGCCGCCGCATGAAAAGGGCCTTGCCGCTTATCAGGTTGTATGGGGTGTTTGCAGTTTCAATCCAAACTTTCATATTCAAGCCCTTTGCCCTTGCACTGGAGAAATGGATTTGGATGTGCCAGCACTATGCGCCTCCCTTGCGGCCTCATGTGTCGGCGGTCGAAGTCGATAAGGAAGTCACGCGCCCTGCTGGTGGCGTGAGGCAGGTTGGGGTCTTTGGCCTCGTGAGCCTTGTTCGTCTGGTGATGAACCTCACCGTAGATTGGGTCGCCGCCCGTCCAAAAGTAGTACGAGTTGTGCATGTCCACCCCTGCAAGCACAACTTTCTCATACCCGCACTGGTACATCATGTCAAGCACGGTGGTCAGTGACATATCGTAACTCTTGGTAGGTATGCCGGGCCGGATGCGGTAGTGCGCGTTGAACCGCTTCATCTGACGTTTGGGATCGCGCATGAACACCTCGTACTCGTATTTCAATGCGCCTGCAAATGTCACCTTATGTAGCGGCACCTTTTCACCATTGACCCCGATCCGCTTGCCATGCTGGAAGATAAACTTTGTGCCCTTGTACCTGTTTTGTTTTTCGATCAGTCTTCGCTGGATCAGCCTGTAGTTGTAACGCTTGACCTCTACGTGATAGAAGTCCGGCACTGCGAAGGGATGGTATACCCAGTTGTTCAACGCCCACACGTCGTGATAATAAAACAGCTTCGACCACTGAAACAACGTCAGGCGGTTGATGCTCGTTCCGCTGCCGAGCAGTACGGCCCAATCTTTTTGTCGCTCGGTTTTCAGACTGGCGAAGTCCTTGAGCATGCTGGAACTCCCGCGCAGGGGTCAGGCCCCTTGAGGTTCATAAGTTTCTTCCACTTGCGGCTGCCCTGAAAGTGTTCTATCACTATCTCGTTACCCATAGCAGGGAAATCGAATATACGGCAGTAGCTCAGCGGAAGCTCTTTGAAGTCACACTTCGTGCGATTCAGCTCCTGCATGAGCAGGTCTGGATTCCTACCGTGTGGGCGCTTTGCTATACGTTCCAGCCAGCCCTCTATTACCTCACGGCAGCGCGGCGTATTGCCGAAGTACATGGTGCCGCCCATCAGCTCGCCGCCGGGACGCAGCTTCGAATCTTTCCAAATCGCAGCCGCCACATCGGCCTTGAACTTTGGCCGCTCAAAGAAATCAGGGCGCTTCTGTATGATCGCATCGGCGTCAACGCGGCAGATTGCTCGTGGTTCAAACTTGCCGAGAGCCTTCTGCACCTGCGTTGCGCAGTAGTTGCTGTTTGCCCGCCACGTGCCCAAGCTGTAGATCCCTTCCAGCCAATAATCCAAGCCCCATCGGCACAGTGACGCCTCAAGGTTTTTGACTTCCTGTTCGTATGGCGTATCTACGGTGTAGTGGCTGACGAACACCGGCATACGCGGTACCAGCCTTTGCCACGGCACGAATTTTATATGCCCGTTGAGCGGGCTGATCGGTGAGCAACTGTACACGTTGATGCCGTAGTCAGTGCAGCGGTGCACGCCTGCAATGAAGTGCCTCAGAAACTGATCGTATGGACTTGCGTTGCCGCCGGGCTCGTAGCAATACTTTCTGCCGTTGACCGTTTGCAGGTCGACGCCCATCAGGTAGATGTCTTTGTAGCCAAGTTGCACCGCAAATTGAAGGGCGCAGAACCCCGTATTCTTACCGGTGGCAAAATCTGGCCCGCTCGGTACCAGTGAGCCGTCCCACCGGGTAGGCCGCACCCACGTGTCGTACTGCGGAACGTACTCCTTTACAGCCCCCCATCGCGGGTGTTCTTCAGGGTTGATCACGACCACCTTTTTTGTGGTAGTGGGCATGCCGAACCAATTCTGCGTCACGGCGTTGCGTATGACGCCTGAATCCGCAGTCAGGAAGTAGGTAGGCTCAGGCAGTTGCCTGCCCATGTAGTTGACGGCAATCGTGTCCTCATGGCGAAGCCAGCCAAGCGGTACATCGCTCATGCTTGGCCCGCCGCACACAACAAACGCTCTTTTCTTCATCTTGCGCCCCGTTTGTTTGTGAGCCGTTGCGTCTGGTGCTCAAGCACCTTCTGGGCGGCGATCTTAACATCTTCCACCGCCGACCACAAGGCTAAATCTTTTTTTGCGTGCCGGTCGCGTTCAATTTTACGGCACTCGGCCAGTATTACCTCAATGTGATCTTGCAGCCTCATTGTCAGGGTATATCACCTACCGCGCTTATGACTACGTTCGACTGGCCGCTGATTGCCCATACAAGGCCACCAGCAACTGCCACAGCGACGTTCGCCTGCCCGGCCACGCTGTAAGCCACGCTCAAGGCTCCGGTAGCTGTAATAGCCACATCGGCCTCAGAGGCCCCGAAGCTCGTTTGTCGCGTCACAGTTACGTCGTATGCCTGCCAGCTTGCGTAGCCGCTTCGCACGGACCACAGCTTGATCCTCAGCGTGCTGTTGAGAGCACCGCCTGATCCCACTGTCGGGTCGTCGCTGCGTTCTTCGGCCTCGGTGTAGGTGTAGCTTGTGCCGGTCAGGCCGGTTTCAGTGTGTATGAGCGTGTCGCTCTGGTTGTAGATTTCCACTGTATATGTCACGCCTGCCTCGGGGCCGACGCTGGCATCTGAGTGCTCGGTTATGCCGCTAATTTGCTGGGTGCGGTCGCGGTGTGCCCAGCTTATCGTCGGCTGACTGAAGAAATATGTGGGGTAGCTGACCCCGTCAATCTTAAAGTCACCCGGCGGGTAGGGCCGGTTCATGCGGCTATTGAAGGCGCTTGCGTCGTAGGCCGTGTCGTCGGCCAGTTGCCCCGATGCGGTAGCCGGTAATATCTTTACGCCGGGCTGATCGGTCGCAGTGTATTCATGGTTGGCCGCATAGGCTACCGAGCCGATAAACCACACGCGCGCTCCTGCACCGCCGCTGTCAGGCCCGTTGTGAGCGGCTGGTACTGTGTCCAAGCACCCACGAGCGAGAGTCACCTGATCGTTTACGCTATCAATGGCAAGGACCTTGAGGATTTCACTGTCGATGACCGCGTAATCACCGACAAGCACTGCTGAGAGACCTTCGGCGTCGACAAGGTTGATGGTGACGTCTACGGCGTTGAGCGGCAAGTCAATATCCATCGTGCCGTTCGGAGTAAAGCTGCCTTGCCCGTCAGCGTAGAAAGTGCCTGATGGACTGTCCCTGAGCATCAGTTCGTAGTATATGGCGTCACTGGTGGGCATGCTGGCAGCGACCATCAGGTAGCCGCTGTCCACGTCGAGAGCGAGCGCAGCGCTGAGTCCGTCGTTGAGGTAGATGTCCCAGAAGGGCATCTCGATCAACAGTCGGTCTGGGGCCGCCGCCGGGTCGTTGCGCGGGTCGGCCCATTGCGTGTCATCGGCTTCGGCGAATACAGCCGCCGTAGGTACCGAGAAGATGTCCTGTATGCACTTGAGCGTTACAGCCCCCTCCTGAACGGTGCCGTAGTTGACGCTGAACACACGCAGGATGATGGAGCTCATGGCGAGCGGCGGCCACGTGAGCTTGAACACGTCGCCCGGCAACAGGGCACTCATGGTACGCTTGCCCTTGACCGTGAGACGGAACGGGAACAGTGACATCTGCTCGCGCTCGCGGGCACTGACTATACGCGCCAGCGTGTCGTCGTTTATGCCGTTAAAACTCACTTCGTACGGAATTATCTTTGAGCCCTGCTGAAGCATCAGAGCAAGGTTGTACTCAGGTATCTGAAGCGGCTTGTTCGGCTGCCTGTTCCAGTATTGGAATTGCAGCATGTTGGGCGACTCGAATATCGCCCCTACCGTATCGTCGGTGACTTCGATCACGTCACTGTCGTCGTATATGGTGAGTGCTGCCGCAGTGTAGTCGTCGCGGATGAGCTTCAGCTCGATCTCGCCCGTCTGCGGATGCTGGTATATCACGCCGTTTATGTGCCTGAGCACGTCATTCACGAAGTCGCCGAGCGACTGAGTCTGATCTTCCCACTTCATGCTCAGGCCGAAGTTCTCAGTGTACAGTGTGTCGGCGGCTGCCGTCCATGCGGTGTCGTTCAGCGTGGTTATGCCGAAGCCCCACTCGGTATTCGTATAGCACTCGTGCAATATATGTGCAGCGTTGAGATCCAACGTATTGATTGTAGCCTTGGCCGGATACCACTGGGCCGTGCCGTCGGTTAAGATCGTGGTGCGCTTGACGAGGAATTTGGGCGGCCTCAGGTATGGCGATTCGCCTATCAGAGTATGCGGCAGCGTGGCTGTCGTGAGTCCGCGATTCGCCGACACATTCGCCCCCATCTGTGCCGTCAGGTAGGTGTTCAGCGATTGGCTGCTTGCGCCGGTATCAATATGTATGCTGCCTTGCACCCCGCCGCCGCGCTTTGGGCCGCCAAACAGATTTGGCTCGTTTATGATGATGTTCACGACACCGTCAGCATAGTAGTTCGTCGGGTCCGTAGGGTCGGGCCACGCCAGCGTGTCGGCAAATTTGACCTGCTTAATGCCGTCGTTCTGGCCCTGCGTGACGACCAGGAGCATGCCTATGTAATAGTTGTAGCCGACCGTATAGTAGACTCGTTTGTTGTTGCCCCACTTGTTAACCGTATAGTGATCGCGTATGGCCACGGCGGATATGTCACCCCACCAAGCGCAGACAGGGTTTTCGACCCAACAGGTGCCGAACACTATGCTGTACTTGGTCCCCTCACGGACAGTCGGCGTAGATAATTCGTCGGGAGCTACGGTCGGCGTCTTTGGGTCTTTTTGCAATAGCTGGCTCACCGCGTAGCTTATGCCTACGGTCACAGCCGTCCAAAATACCCACGTCCAAAAGGCCGCAGCGCCTATGCCAAAAAATGCCAATATCATTCCGTAATGCTCCCACTGTAGGGGTCTTTTATCGGTATGTATTCCAGCCCGCCGAAGTTGGCTATGTTGTTGAACTTGGTGCGGCAGGTGTCGGCTTGAAGGTTGCAACCGGCATAAGCTGTAAACGCGTCACCTGCACTGGCGTTAGCGAAGGCTCGTTCCAGTGCCAATATGGAGCCGCTGTGTGCGACGATGAACCGCCAAACGTTGCCGATCTTGATGACTCCGCCATTGAACCACGTGTCTGCTTTGGCGGCGAGCGAGCTGCTGACGAGCGTAGTACCGGTTACGCTGTCAATCGTACCACTGACGGCAAACAGGGCTGCATTGACTCCGCACCGCGCGTCATACAAAACGCGGTCGCATGGCCGCTGAGCCCGACGCCGCCTACCAAGTCGCTTGCTGCTGCTCGTTAGCGGCTCACAGGAAACCGTAGGTACAGCATCGCCGTCAAAGCTCAGCCCGACAAGTGTACCCTGCCAGAACGTAGCGTACTGGTCGACGTGCTGCCGGTATATTATCAAGGTGATCGTCGTGTCGATGACACTGGTGCGGAAGAGGTTGGACATGGCGTTGTCGCGCGGCAGGGTAATTTCTACAGTGTTGCGTTCCACGGAGCCGCCGATTTCAATAGCCCCGCGTGTTACCGGCCCGGCGCCGTAGGCATATCCACCATACGTCACCGTATCCCCGCCGCTGTTGAATCGCCAGTGAGTGCCTTCCTCATCGTAGAAGTCATATAACTCGACCGGCCTGCCAAGTGCAACTGAATCCTCATATTGGCGATAGGTGGTCATGCCAGCACCCTCGTAAAGTTTGTCCGGCAGTAGTTGCGGAACGGCTCGTCGTACTCGACCTCAACCCGGTCGCTGGATAGTCGGCACTTGTCCAAGAATGATATTACGCAGTCGCCCGGCTGGACGGCGCGGGCCAGCGGTACGGCGAGCGTCACGTTGGTTGTTAAGTTACCGCCGGAATCCTCGATCTTTTCCAAGGCAGTGACCTCACGGAATATCATCGTGCCGTCAGTGAAGTAGAAGGCCAAATGCGTTCTGAATGCGTTCAACTGCATGTACTGCGCCCAGCCAGCCGCTTCCATCGTGAGGATGGTGGCGGCCCCGCCAACGGCATATTTCAACACAAAGTCGGCCTTGTCTGTCGGCACCCATACCGGAACCTGCCGTCCGAACAATGAATGGAGCAACAGCTTGAAATTCCACACCTCAGTCCGACCCTTGTTGCGGAAAGTATGGCCTTGAACATAGATGTTGTAGTCACTATCGCTGAAGAAGTCAAAGTCACCAAGCCCGTAGTCCTGAACGAACGGGTCGGAGTCAACGCTCAGCTCAAGTCCCTTGTCCTCATGACTCGACTTGTCAATTACCGTAAGGCTGTTATAGGTAGTGTCTGCCACGTAACCTGTCAGCAATTCGTTGTCGTAGATGGAATAAGTACATGAGTAGTGCGCCTGCCCGTCAGCGGTTGACTTGAACATACTGGATGACCGCAGGTAGCCCAAGCGTACGGGCATAATGAGCTGTGAGCCGCCCCACGAAAATCCAGCCGGTGATGACAGGTTGAGCCGGTCGCTGGCGACCGTGCCTATTGCCACGATTTCGAACGACTGCGGGGTCTGCCATATTATCGCAAAACCGCCGTCATGGTAGTCGGCCTCGCTGGTGTCGAATAATATCTGCGTGTCGCCTGCGGCAATGTTACCGGCGTGGGTCGTGTACTCTGACCACATTGGCACCGCCCAGCTTTGCTTTGCGTAGCCGAACAGAAGTGACTCGACCCTTGCCTGCTCCTGTTCGTTATTGAGGTATACGTCGTGCTGTATAGTCAGGTGCGGCGTGGAGCGTATTGACATGCGCTGCTCGCTGCCATCCTTGCTTCGCATCACGTCAGTGTTCCACTCGTAGATTTCCTTCATCCCCAGTAGAGGCGGATGCGCGATGCACGGAATAAATGCCGTGTAACCCAGCGTGCCGGATGCAGCAGACACACTCGTAGCGACAGCCTGCCATTGCGCCGTCTCGGTCATTATGAGGTTGACAGCAATAATCTCAATGTGCGCTGTCGGGTCGGCCTGTAGCAGGTTGACCCCGGCTATTTCAATGCGTGCTGTACCCATCAGGTCAGACTCGTAACCTCAAAACCAAATTCAGAACTATCCACGACCGCCTTTGACCATAACGTACCGGTTGCCGGATTCGACTCCCATACGTATGATCGCTTGTCGGTGGAACCTGCGGACATCTGGAATGCAGTACCATAGTAAACTATGCCACCTATACGAACGTAGGGCGTCACGTTGACCGTGCCGCCGCCTGAGTTGTACCCGTAAGCTGCCACCTCGACGCCCAAGATGCTTGGATATGTGCCGCTGGGTGTAACGTCGAAGCTGTCCATATTGTTTACTATGGCCGACTCGATATACGTGCTATCATATCCTGAACCCACATCGTTAACGGAATCGTAGTGGTCGACTTCTGTTGATGTCCAGTCAGTGTCACTGCCATCGGCGACGGGCAACAAGCCAACCACTTGCATGTCACCCATGAAATCATTAAAAGTCGAGCCTTGATCGTCATAAATAATCAAGTCGTCAATGTATGTCTGATACGCGTTGGTATTATTATATTTGCGAATGCATATTACCTTGATTCCACCAGAGCCTGTAGCTTGAGTGTTGATGCCAGTAACATTCAACACCTGTGTTCCGTCGATCTTAATTGTAACACTGCCGTTCGTTGAGTGACACACGGACTTGATTTCGATGTACTGCCAAACGCTAGGCGTAATAATTCCATCGGCGGTCTGTCCGAGTACTGTACCGCCGATTGTACTACGGACTTGTAATGCATCGCTAGCTGTCCGCGTGATATTATACTGGAAGCCACTGAGCGGATCAGTGCCAGTCTGAAAGATAAAGATCGGTAACGAAGTTCCCGGTGCATTCGCAGAGCTATCGACTTTATAAGCAAAACTATGAAAGATCGTTGAATATTCAGCTCCGGCGCTTACGAAAACCCACTGATAGGTAAGAGAAGTGTTACCGAAAGCATAATCTAAACGTACGCATCCACGGCCCTCTCGACCACTCGCGGGAAGAACGGCACTACGAGATGTCTCATGTGTTATCCGCGAGTCCGCTGGCCAGTTACCATAGGAAGCACCCGATAACAGCCACGCATAAATGTCAAAACCTTCTGCGAGTATAAGTGACATAGCAATACCTCATGGCGATGTAATTGTAACGCTCAGATTCCCTGCAAGAAACTCGGGTGTCGTGCCGCCTGAAAGCACGGTGATGCTTTGCACGAGGTCACCCACCAATAGCTCGGTGCCGCCTGAGGCTTGGTCGTACAGCTTGAACTGCGATATCAGCCCCCAATCGCCTGTCGGCGCCGGAAACGTCACCGCCGTCAGGTTGGTCACCTCGCCGCTGGCGGCCAGATTCCAATCGTTGACATCCGTCTGGACGCGGGCGTAATTACCGCCGGACACCTCAAGCGTATCGTCCTTGATAAGTGCAACGTAAAAGTCGGTCGGGTTGGCATAGCCAGACGCCAGATTCCCAAAGAACCAGTCGAGCATGGCGTTGCGTATGGTGACGTTGAAGCCCATCAGATAACTCCGTTTCTACGCAGGACGTTCAGAATCAGCTTTTCACCCTTGGACGTATTCATCGCGGCTAAAGCTTCTTCCCGGTCGTACACGTTGACGATCTTGGTATTTACGGTGGTTTGTGGCTGGTTGCCGAACACACCGAGCCTGCCTTGCGAGTCTCTGCCAAGCTGCATGACGGCTTCGGGCCGTTCCTCGGCAACGAGAGCCGTGTTGTTTCCCCGCATGGGTATCAGCGCCGGTGCCGGTATAATACCGCCCATCAGCATAGGTATCAGCCGCCCGTTGCTGAACATTCTGCCTAGTGCAGCCGTTACGGTAGGGCCTGTCATGCCCGGTGCGCCCGGCATTCCCGTCGCCGGCGTACCTGCAGGCGCGCTCGCTGCTGATGGAAACAGCTTCCATCCCATTACCGAAGATATGGCGTTAGCCATCTGCATCCGCACCATGATTCTTACGGTCTCACTCAACACCGCTGCGGCGAACGCCTTGAAGTCGGCCTTGCCCTTGATCAGAAATTCCGCCAAGCTGTCAGAAGCCCGGTCCAGCGCCCCAGTGGCAGCCTTACCGAACTCGGCCCACACGTTCGACGAGTCGCTGACCCACTGCTTGATTTCGCGAGTGAAACGCGGGAAGCCCCGTTCGCCTTGCGTCAGGTCGTCAAGTATCTGACGATATTTTGCCATCGCCTCAGCGGCACGTTCAGTACTTGCGCCGTATGCCTCATTAGCTTGAATCTGGAAATCAGTCAGTGCAAGCTGTCGCTCACGTTCCTCGTTGGTTGCGTCCAGCAGTTGCAAGTCGCGCTCCATAAGGGCAAGCTGTCGTTCAACCTGCGATGCCGCTTCAACGTTCTGCGTACTCACGTCGGCCATCGCGGCAAGCTGTGCTTCGGCGGCCCTTGCGGCTTCCTCGGCGGCCTGCTTGTTGCCCTCAAGAAGGTTCTGCCATCGCTTGAATACCTCTGATGCGGTGGCTGCGTATTTCTTCAGGCTGGTTCCGAACATATCAAGAATGTTGATCGGTTCCTCGCCAGCTCTTTCTGCTATGACGTTGGCAAGGTTTTGTAAGGCGTCACTCGCTTGGGTCTTGAGCTTGTTGAAACTTGCGGCGATTTGTTCGTTTGCCGCAGTAATGCCGTCCTCTACCGTTTGACCGATATCGGCCTCGGCAAATGCCACCTGCATCTCCAGTGGCATCTTTTGAATCTCTGCGGTGATTTGATCGACCAGCTCCTTGGCGGTTGCCGCGTGACTCTTCATCGCCTCAAGCTCGCCAACCCTGACGCCCCAGTGGCTTATGATCGGCTGTATGTCGATGTTCTGTTCCTTGGCGAACTTGCGAAGCTCAGATGCGTCCATGCCGCTGAGTCGCTTGCGTATCGCCATCTCGCGGGCGGTGTCGGCACCGGGCAGGTTCGAGCGGTAGAGCGCATTGAACAGGCCCTGCCCTATGACGGATCCGATCACCTTCCACAACTCAAGCGACACCTTGAACGCCTCAACGATACCGCTGTAGACCAGCCCGGTACCCTCCTGAAAGGCTCGCACGATGATTTCGCCGAGCCCGCCCTGAGCCGTAGCGAGTTTGATCTGACGTGCCAAGCCCATCGCCACGTCGAACGCGGCCATCATGTTGTTGCGAGCCTTGAGCACCTCCTTGCCGAACGCGACACCCGCCTCGGCTGCCGCCGGTTTCAGGCCCGCGATCATGTCGATCATGTCTTGTATGGCCAGCTTGGCAGGGGCAAGAAAACCAGCACCGAACGTCGCACGCAGGTCTGTAACGGCACCCTTGAGCGTGCTTGTCAGGCCGAAGAACGTCAAGCTCATTCGCTCGATGCCGCCGCCGAACCGCTCTTCGAAGATTTCGAGCAGTATCTTCTGTGCCTCACGGAATGTTTTGGTGCTGTTGCGAAAATCCTCAGTGACGCCGCGTATGGCACCTCTGCGGTATATCTCGTCCATCATTATACCGAGGTTGCGGATGGGCCGCACTTCCATAGACTTGACTGCGGTGGCAACGTCCAGAATGTCGCGACGCATAGCTGCGGCACCTTCGGCGACCGACTTGACCGCAGCGGCACCCTTGACCCCTACCGATTCCAAGGCTACACGCGTGGCGACGATTTCCTCGGGCGTAAACGGCGTCCTGACCGAGAACTCAATGCTCTCGGCAAATGCCTGATCAGCCGCCTTTTTGGCTTTCGTGATCGTGAATAGTTGCTGGCCGAACGACTCATACTTTGCCGCCGCCGTCACGCTGGCTGCCGCCGTAGCCAAAGTAGCCGCCTTCATTGCGACCATTGCCTTGATTCCAATGGTCAGCGGCTTGAGAAACAGGTGCACGCCCTTCTCAGCCAAGCGAAACGACGCCTGTGCACTGCGGCCCATCGTGCGCATGGTGGCGGTTAGCCTTTTTACTCCGCTGACGCCGCTGTTGATGCCGCGATTGAACTGAGCATCGTCCAGCTTCAGGTGGCCTATGAGATTGCCTAAGTCCAATTGAAGGGCCATGTCATTCCTTTCGGCTTGCGGCTACCAGCGCTGCAAAAAACGATTTCGCCCGCACGGTGCGTTCCTTGCGACTCAGCGGCTTTTCAGCTACGAGCTTGCGAACAAAGCGCACCGGGTGCAGGAAGTGCTTCAACTGCCAGCGAGCCGGGTGCGTACTGAAAGCCCGGCGCACTTCGAGTGCTATCTGCGCCAGATAGTAATCTGATCGGCTTGGCGTGTTCATGTCAGTATCCAAAAACGACTGCCAATCCATAAACTCTTCACGGCCTACGAACCGCTTCAACAGTTCACGCGGCCAGCCAAGGTGAGACGCTATTCTGGTCCACTGGTACGTCTCACCTTGTAGCCGTTTTTTGCCCGTTCCATCGCCTCGGGGTCGAGCTCGTTCAATTGCATCGCCGCCCAAAACAACTGGCTCACAACCGATGCCGGGTATTCACAGCGAATTCGGTCAAGCGGCACCTTTTGTCCTTGCTCGTCACGCAGGCACCTGCTGACGAACTGAGCCTGAATACCTCGCCCGGCGCTCTTTGCCACTTTGCCGTCTTCTTCGGTCAGCCCCTGCCCATCGACGAACTCCCACCACTCGTCAAGCTCTTCACTGACGAGCTGGCGCAGGCTGTACGCGAGCCTGGTGTCACCGTCCCTCATAATGACCGGCACCGTGCGTGGCTTCGCCGACAGTATCAATGGTTCGTCAACCAAAGGCCGACCTGCTTTCTTCTTCGCGCTCATTGAATCTTTCTCCTTACGTCACGTTAATGCTACGGAGCCGCCGTCCACACCGGGGCGATCTCCACGCCTGCCGTCGTCTGGTTGCTACATATAATCGTACAGCTTGCCTCTGGCTGCGAGCCCTCTACTACTTCGCCCGGCGTGAACTCATCCAGCCAGCCGTAGAACTCAAGCGTGCTGTTGTCGGGGAAAGTGATCGTTATCAGCCCGTTCACGTTGAGCAGCTCGGTGACGACCTGATCGTATACCTGCGGGTCGTAGCTGGCCATGAACGTCATGTTGGTCAGGCTTTTGAGCTTCTTCGGCTGCTTCGTGCGCCACTCCGAGTTGCGCATCGTGGTGGTGTCGTTCTCACCGCCGCCGCTCATGCCGGGCGGTGTCACAGACTTCTCTTTGAACAGCAGCGTAACGCCGCTGGCAACGTCAAAGTCGATTTGTGTTGGGTGTCCGTCATTCAGGTACGACATAGTACAATCCTTTCTATATTTGCCTCATTGTCAGGAGGAAATTGACCGTGTGCAGATATCTGCGTTTACTGGTTCCGGGCTCAAGGCCGATGAAGTTGACCCCGCCCCGTGATATATTCTCAAGCAGGTAGTCAATACCGCCGCTGGTAGTGGTAACCTGCGCTACTGCATCGAATGCCGAAGCGATCGCGCTGGCCTTCGTCCAGCCGTCACCCCGATCTGTCGCGCGCACCAACAGCTCCACGCCGTAATGCTGCACGATGTCACCCGCCATGTGCCGCCCGTCCTTGACTGGGGCTGTATCAATAAAGGTCGCCGCGTCGTCCTCTACGGCTATGCCGTCAGGTATGGTGCCTACGTAGAGCGGCCATGCTATCCCGCTGCTTGGCAAGCTGCCGTGGCCCAGATTCACCGCGTAGGTGCGAAGCACGCTCGCGGGGCTGTCGGCCAATGTTGTCGTTTGAGCGAATACGCGCACAAGGTCGATGACCAAGTGTACCGGTACGCCGCCGGTGGCAGTGAACAACAGGCCCACGACTTCGCTTCCAGCAAAGTCTGCTACGGCCCCTTGGAACACGTACTGCCCGTTGCCACGCTCGACAAAAGTCCCACTCACCGCCGCCTGCGCCCCGCCGTCGATGATGCGGTAACCGCTCAGGCTGCCCCCGGTGAGTGCCGATCCCAGCGATGCGTTGAGCATCAGGAACGGTATAGACTGAGCCGTGTCGCGATAGAATTTCTCAATCAGGATCAGCACGTGTGCCGGTATTGCCCCGGTAGCGGTGAATAATAGACCGACGTTCTTGGTGGCCGTGAAGTCGGCTGTAACCCCTTCGAACAAATATTGACCGCTGCCCTTCTCCACTATGGTGCCGGACACCGGCTGCTGGGTGCCGCCGTCGATAACTCGGTAGCCGGTAACGCTGGCTCCGGTCAGCGGCAGGCCGTCAAGCGAGCTGATGAGTGCGAACGGTATATCATGGGCTCTGTTTGGCAATAGTGGCATCGTTATGTCCTGCCCATTACGCTATTGATGATGGTCAAATTGGGGTCAATTAGCCAAGCTGGTTTCACCCTTTGCCCCAGTGCAGCCGCCGTGCTGATTTGGACGCCTGAGGCAGCAGCCAAGGCCCACTGCACCACTTGTGACCCATCCAGCCCGACCGATACATTGACGCTGCCTGTCAGAGCCCTAGCGGCCCTGATGACTCCGCTGGCGGTTATGGTAATCGCTGATTGGCCCGCGATGGGCACAATGAGAGCCAAAGACCCGGTGGAGGTGGTGGTAACGGTGATGGCCCCGGCGAGTGCTCGCTGCAGTCCGAGCAGGGCCGTGGCGGCCGTTTGGAGCCCTACAACGCCAGCCACGCCCACTGACATTGAGGGAGTAGTAATCGTCCCGATTGTCACATTCGACGCGCCAGACAGCTGTTGCGCAAGCACTACGGCTCCTGTGGCGGTTGTCGTAACCGCTGAGACGCCTGCAAGGTCAACCACGGCCGCCGTAACGGTCAGATCAGCCGTAGTACTCACCTGTATGTCAGCTTGCCCGACGAGGCTCCTGACTAGGCTCAAGCTGGCCGTCGTGGCAAGGCTCACTGTGGAGGCCCCTGCAAGATCGATTTGGCCCTGCACGCTCAATGTGGAGGTCGTGGTAATAAGAACGTCTGCCGCACTCGTAAGGGCAACGGAGGAGCTCAGTTGGCCGGTTGCAGCCACGGTCAGGGCTGTCGCTCCGTTCACGGTACGTGCGACCTGTGCCTGACCGCTCACCGTTATGGCGATATCTGATTGCCCCGTAAGACCAAGTGCGACAGACGCCTGTCCGGTGGTCGTTACGGTGATGGAACTCTGGCCTATCAGGGCGTTGGCCGTGAGCCCTATGAAATCGAAATTGAAGAAATGTATGGGGTTGCCCGGCAGTGCCTGCTCTATGCGGATTTGTATTTGCCCGCCCGAAATATAATCGGCGTCGTCAAACAGGCTGAAACTGTAGGTGCCGTCAACCGTCGTGCTGGGGAAGTCCGTTGAGTCGGCGGTGACATTGTCCCAGTTGGTTGTATTGTAATTGTACTGCTGTAGCTTCAATAGGTGGGCTATGTTGCCTTCGTAGTGGCCTACTATGGTGAGCCGCAAGTTCGTGGTGGGCACTGCGATTTCTTCACCAAAGGTAAAGTCAAACCTCAGCCCCGGCGTGCCCGCAGTCTCGCCAAGTATAAGAGAGCCGCCGCCTATGTCATATACGTCCGGCAGCGTGCCGCCGTCCAGCGTGCCAGCCGTCAGGGTGTAGCTCGATGGATGATCCCATGGAATCAGTATGCTTAGGTCGGCAGCGGTATTGATCGCAAGATCTGCTTGGGCTGCCAATGGCACCGCAAGCCCAAGCGTAGCTGTGGTCGTTATGGCGATATCGCTCTGCCCGCTTATGGCCCGAGCTACACCAGCGGCGCCGGTGGCGGTTAGGCGGACGCTGCTTTGGCCCTGAGTCGCTAGCGCAACGTTCAATGCCGCCGTGGTGGTGACGGCAACTGCACTGGTGCCCTGTAGAGCTACCTGCCCCTGTATTGATACGTCGGCGGTGGCGGCAATCGCAACGTCAGATTGGGCCGAGAGTGATACTGCCAAGGAGAGGACGCCGGAGATCGTTGTGGTGACGTCGCTCTGGCCGGTAATGCCTCGATTCACTGAGACCGCAGCACTGACTGTGATGGTGATGTCGCTTTGACCGGCGATGCTCGTTGTGACAGATACGTTGCCCGCAGTAGTTAGAGCTACATCGCTCTGGCCTGCGATTGTCCTCACAACAGAAAGGACACCTGCTGTTGATAGAGCTACGTCTGCTTGACCGGCAATATTTCTGGCGACTTCAAGTACGCCCGCAGTCGCAAGAGAAACATCACTCTGACCGGCAAGGGCGACTTGTCCAGTGACAGTTAAAACACTAACAGTTGTAAGGGTAACGTCTGACTGACCAGCCACTCCGCGTGTGACACTCAAATCGCCTGTAGTTGACAAAGCCACATCACTTTGACCTGCAACACCCGTTGTAACAGTCAAAGCACCTGTAGCTGTAGTCTCAATTCGTGGACCACCACGACCGGATGTTGGGTATTTGGTAGCAAGAGCAGCAACTTCGGCAGCGGTTAGGGCTTTGGGAAAAATACCGATTTCATCATAGGTGCCGGGGCAATAAGAGGCGGGAGAACTATTGAAATTCCTGCATCCGATGAGAACATTATCCGCTTGGGTATACTCTGAAAATGTGATTCCTGATGTATCTCCCGGTGCCCCCGGATTGAGTGCAACGGATGATCCATTCACATAGATGAGTATTCCGCCAACACCTCCAATCGTAGAGTCGGCTACGCCCGCCAAGTGATACCAGCCCGTTGCTCCATTTGGAAAGACGGCACTATTGGTAATCGCCGGTGCTACATTTCCACCAGCCTTATAGGCGAATCCAACAGTTCCATCACTGTTCGCCTCTAAAACAATAGCATCCTCGCCAGTCCCCCCGACACCGCAAATGGCTTTGTACGCCCCTTGCCCGTCATTGAGTTTGATCCAGAGAGCAAAGCTAACACTGCCCCGTAGAATTGTCTGCAATGATGAGCCAATATTTATACGGTCTGGTGACGTACCAAGACTAAAACCCCCGTCAATCTTGCCTGACCCAGTATATTGTTCGCTGCTGTAGTTATTCTGATCATTTACAATAGTACCGTCATACACACCCTTCTCGTCGGTGACTTTTGAGTCAGATGCGTTATCTTCAAGGCGATACCAAAGCACAGGTGATGCGGGTAGGTAGTTACTGCTCAACGAGCGTGTAACACTCAAGCTGGCAGTTGTCGATATGGCTATGTCACTCTGGCCCGCAACAGTCCTTGCAACAGACAAGGCACCAGTAGTTGTAACAGCAACATCCGTTTGACCGGCAACCGTTTTCGGGACAGTCAAATCACTGGTTGTGCTTACAGCAATATCACTCTGGCCGGCCAAACTGACTATTCGGCCTAACGCGGCAGCCGTCGTGATGGATATGTCACTTTGTGCCAGTAGCTGGGGCTGGGCGTCTATTGCACCCGTGACTGACATACTTACGTCACTCTGACCTGCAATGGTGCGGGCGACACCTAATGCGCTCGTCGTGGATATGGCTATGGCTGATATTCCGGCCAAGGGAACCGCCGCAGCAGCTTCCTGCCATGCGCCCATCAGGATTGCGCTATCATCAGAACCGTCAGCCGTCCAGACGTGAGATTCGTCGCCAGTACCCGATTGTATGCTATAGCCTACGGCTGATTGATATGATCCCTCGTCGTAACTGTACTCGCCGGGAGTGCCATCATCTATGAGATGCGTGCCGGGTGAAAATCCAGTATGAGCATCCTTTTCACCGTGACCATTGACTGATACGCATACGGAACCGTCTGGGACGTTGGCGATGGTGGCGGTTGGCGTGGCGGAATCGTTGTTGTCCGAGTCCGAGCCAAAAAATGAGGCGTCTGCGCCTGCATTGGTGTAATCCGTAATCGAATAGCGGATCGTCGCTGTTGCCGTATTGGGGATGCTGACGTTGCGAGACACGCCATCATCTGGGTCTAAAAAGTACCACATCTCAACATTGGTTTCTGTGGCACCTATAATCCCATTCACCTGTTGCATGGCTGTGGGTGTGCCGCCCGAAGCATAAGTGGGTGCCCCTCCACCGCGAGAGGTGCTGCCACCTATGACCATAGCTAACACAAGCAGCTTGCTGTTCGTCCCTGCCGTAAACGCCACATCTATAGGCGATGCAGACGAGCTGCCTGTTTGATGGCCCGCACTGTTATACGCAAACGCCATTCAACTGCTTCTCCAAAGCTCCTTTGATGGCCGCCTCACAAAAATATTCCTTGCACACTACCGGCTTGGTGTCGTGTATTGCGCATTGCGATTTGCCGTCAACAATCCGCAGGTGGATACACGTCATGGGTATCTTGATCCCTAGCTGCCCCTTGCGGTTGCAAACCGGCTGGCAATTGTGATACTCGATCAACCGCTTGATTTCTTTCGGGTCGTCGCGGAATGACCTGTTGCTCATCCAGAACGAGTAGGTTCTGCAACATGCCCCGCATCGCTTACATTTAGGTGTAAGTTCCATCTACCGGCCCGTACCATAAGCAGCGGCTTATCACCAACAACACGTACAAAGTGCGTGGCACGCCATAAGACGTGCCACACAACTCTCATTCGTTAATCGCAGGTGATATCGAGGTCACCGGCGGCAAAGCTCGGCGTGTCACCGTTGCCGACAGCCTTGGGCGTGGTGAGGTCGCCGTGGCAGATGACGTAGCCTTCGCCCCATGTACCGCTGCTTACAAGGGCGAAGTGTGTCACCGTGCCCCACGAGCCGCTGGCCTGATTGAACGTGATCGCGTTGGCGTTGTCGATCGCGCCAGCCGCAGCCGGATCCCAGTCGCTGCCTGACGTTGCCTTGCGGGCGTAGTTGTTGGAATTGGGCACCTCGTTTATACCAGAGCCAGAGGCTGCGTCTGCCGGGTCGGCAGTACACAGGGCCACGTATGCCGTTGGCATTGCCCATGCGTTCTTGCCAACCATGTGCTCGAGTATGTATCTTTCTGTTCTGTCACTTGCACTGCCTGCCATCGTAATACTCCTTTACTTAATGCCATCGGCAATAATCGCCAAAATTTCAGCCCGTTTGGTTTTTGCGGGCGTTTCAAGAAACTTCCACTGTTGGTTTTGACCCCTGTTGAACCATATCGGATGGTTCACTCTCGCAGTCGCAATCTTGTCGGCATGCTTGATGTTGAAAGCCTTGCCATGTGCTGCGTTGGGTACTTCATGCACGTAAGCGGCATAATCTGCGGTGTAGCCTACGACGACTTCCATCTCGCCAACGCGGCGGGTGAAGGCACTGTCGTGAAGGATGCCGGTTTGAACGGGGCATATCTCCTGACTCTCGCCCTGAAGGTACTGACCAGCCTTGATGAGCGCCGGGCCAACCTTCCGTTTGAGTTCGGCCTGCGTGCGAACCAGTTTGTTGATCATGCTGGCCGCACCCTTGAGTTCAAATACAGTCGCCATTACAGATACGCCGTTCGTAGATACTCCGTATATTTGAGATTGGGCAGCTTTTCAAACTGCTGCACCTCCCAAGCGTCCTCGTTGTTTTTCGGTACGCTCAAGTCACTGACGTTAGCGAGTGTGCCGTGCCACAGCACGCCGCCGGGCCGCATGTCAACATTAACGTATACCACAGCACGTGACACGACCGTTGCGCCGTTTGCGTTGATAAACTCAACGGCCTTTTCTTCCCACCGGCACTCGACTTCGACTGGGCTGGCATATTGCGGGTCGCCGTCATCGTCAAAATCTTGACCGCCCGACGCCTCACTGCCGGGCGGCCAGTACACCGCCGTGTCCTTCAGCATGCGGGTGATAATGCTCATGTCATTCCTTTTTGATCGCCGTGACCAGCGTTCGCATTTCTTTTTTCACGTCACACAGATGCGAGTCAATGCTGTCAAATCGTTCGCCAGCCACCTTCTGCCGTTCGTCGTGGAACTTTTCAAGCCCGTTGAATCGGTCGTCAAGACGCCGTACAATTTGCTCGCAATTTGCTGTACGTTGCACATCACTCATCTTCATGTCGCATTCGGATCGCGTTATGACGCTACGTGACGATCCGTTGCCGTTGCTGCTACGCAGCAGCAGCGGCAGCACTTCGCGTATTATCAAGACGGCGAATATGCCGCCCACTCCCAGATGCGTAATCAAATCGCCCGTCATAGTTACACTCCATCAAGTAGCGGGGAGCTCGCCGTCCTCAGCGCCGAGCCATTGCAAGGCGAACACAGAGGCTTCGCCATCGACTATGGCCTTGTTAAGTTGAGCAAGGTTGCCCGCGTAGTCTAATAGCATGGCCTGCTGGCCCTCGTGCGTCACGTTGAGCGCAAGGTCGACACGGCTGCGATACGTAGCTCGTACCGATCCAGCCCCTTCACCTGTGAGCCCGGCGTTGTACACACGATAGAAATGGCCCGCCAGCCATCGCTCAATCAATTCAAGCGTAGCTGCCGTGTAGCCAGAACTGGTGCAATGCTGCGTCACCATTGCG